GTCCACCATCGGCATAGCTTCCGCCCCTGCCGTCATTGGAACACCCGGCTTCCTGCATCGCCATGATCGTTTCAATGGACTTGATAGAGTGCGTCAGTTTGTCGATTTCATCAAGTTCCTTTACTCCGCCAATCTCACCTTTGCGGGAAATATCTTCCAGCTCTCGGCAGAGCATTTCCTTTACATCTTCAAGGTATTTCATGGTCTCTACCCTCCTTAATTGGTGAGATACAGGTCAGGTCGCGAAAAGATGATATTCGCATTCTGTACAAGTATCGGTTGATTGCTTGTGTTTCGAACCGTTACAGTCTCGCAACAGCCTTTCCAAATTTCTGCGTTGATTGCCCGGCTGACATTCCAAAATTCATTGACTGCCGCCGGTGTAACAATCATCGTAGAGGAGGGAATTGTAGCACCATCAATAGTGATGGCAACGGAAATCGGTTCTACCGTGCCGCCCTCTGTCGGGATGGCGATGTTCGCGCCGAAGTCCACAAGATACTTTGCAGACTTTTGACGGCAACAACAGCACCCACCATTGTTCGGCACATAGCCTTTCAAAAGGAAGTTCCCTGTGTCGTCTCTGTGACGCACAAGACCTCTGCGGCAAGGAACGGGCGTTTCCGTAAAGATTACGGATTCGCCCGGATTCACAAGTTGAGAGGCGTTAGCGCTATACTCAGCCATTTGCGCACCTCCTATCACTGCACGCAACCACAGCCGTTGTTGTTGCAGGTAAAGATAGGCGTTCTGCCGTAAACCGGTGTAGTCGGAACAGGGCAGTTATTAAGGCGGTTGTACAGTGCGTCAACCTCGTTGGTAAGACCTTGCTGGAACAGAGCGTTCTGATTCGCCTGAGACTCGCGGAAGGTGGCCATGTTGACCTGGTTCTGAAGCGCGGTGTTCTCGCGGTTGGCCTGCGCAAGCTGATTCTTCACGCCGTCAAGTTCAAGCGCGCACAGCTTGTCCATAATCCCCTGATTGCCGCGGTTCACAGCATCAATGATGTCTCTGGTATTCTGAGCAGACTGATTTCTCGTAGCACACGCCTCGGTCGCTTCAGTGTACCGAAGATCGGAAATACCGGCAGTTACACCGTTGAATCCCTGACCCATCGCGGTCTGCATACCGAAGTTCTGCTGCATGTCAGCCATCTGCCGTGCGTTATTGGCAATTTCAGCCTGTGCAAATCCGTTGCTGATAGCCTGATTCACTCCACCAAAGCCGGAGCAAAGAGCGGTCTGGACATTGCCAAAGCCAGTGGTCACCGCATTATTGATACCGTTGATACCGGTCATGACAGCATTTTGATCAAAGCCTCTCTGAACGCCATTATCAATGTTGCCGGTCATCATATAAGGCATTACGCCCCCAGCACCGCCGCCGAAGCCGTTACCCCATCCGTTTCCTGCAAACCCAAACAGGAAAAGAACCAACAGCCAGAACAGGCCACCGTCATTACCAAAACCCCAACCATTTCCGCCACCATATCCGCCACCATACATAGGCGCGACAGGCATGACCATACCATTACCGTTGCTATCGTTTGACAAAGACATTTGTCGTCTCCTTTCTACCGCCAACTATCGGCGGTAAGGGTGTATGCTCTTTCGCATAACCGTTAAATGAATGTAAATAGTTACATATACAAATCAGTGTGCGCACCACGAGTTGTATCTTATTTACTCCCACCAACAAACCGCATAAGCTGATTTGCAAGGTTGGATGCCTGGTTGAACTGTTCCTGCGTCATCTTCCCGGAATTAAGCATTTGCTGAACCATCTGCTGTGGATCACCATTGAAGTTCTGCCGGAACTGATTAAACTGCGTAAGAAAGTTGCTCATATTCGAGAAAGGATTGTTGCCGGGCTGTGGGCTGTTGCCGAAAGCGTTGAACAAAGGACTAGCCATTTACCTTCTCCCTTCTTGTTGTTTCTTTCTTGGCATGTGCTGCGTTAGGAAGTGGCACTTGCTGAGATTCCATAATCTGATTGATACGCTTTTCAAACTCGTCACGGGTAATGTATTGCTCAAAATTTATAGCGGGTGTCGGTGCTGCCGCTTCAGATTGCGCAAGCGGGACGTGGGGTCCCTGCTGTTGCACACGCTCCGTATAGTCGAAGATTCGAAGTGGAAGAGGCATACCACTCGTATCGGATGACTTGATGTAGAACACTGAGTTCTCACTATCCATCAGCAAAACGCTAGTTCCAGGCGCTGTCGGGAAACTCTTTGCGGCAGCCTCGCCTTGAACCCACGTGATCGATGCGTTGCCGGTCTGGAATTGCTGTGGCTGTTGGAATGTCTGAGGCGTCTGCTGAATCTGCTGTTGGACTTGATGTGGATATTGTTGATACTGTGGATATTGATAGTTATAAGTTGCCGGGAAATAACCGTTATATGTAGGCATCTGCTATTCTTTCCTCCAATAAAAAATGGGAACCTCATTTCCTGAGTCCCATGAATCGAAATATATTCCTCCGTCCGTGACGGCAACTACGTGTGTTCCTGTTCCGACGGCATATGTGCCGGACGGATGGTCTATAGCAAAATCTCGGATGGTGTAGCAATCCGGGCAATCGTTCGGGATTACGTACCTACGAAACCCTTGCGATTTAAGGTACGCGCCCCAGACTGCATCCGATGACGGCATGTCCTTCATTAGAAAACCTTGTATGCACAGTTCCACATACACCTTGTCCCACGGAAGATTCAGTACCTTTGACAGCGCCCTGATTACGCAGTCGCCAACGCTCCGCCCAGCCGGATTGGGGTTGTATTCTCTGTACATATCGAACACAACAGGCGGGATCACTTCTTGAACAGCTTTGCGGCGGTCAGGGTCCTGCTGTCGAAAATGCCGGTCTTGCCAACGCCAATAGCTTCCTGTGCTTTTTTGACTGCTTCCTCCGTCTTGGCACCGAACCGGCCGTCAACCACAATAGATGTGTCTGCAATCCAGTTGACAAGCGTCTGGATTCGTTTGATCTGTGTCGGATAGTTCTTCAGAGTCGTGATTCCGTCACCCCTCTGATACCATCCTCTACCGTTCGCCAGTGATGGGAATGCGCCGCCGTAAGATAGCTTCAAGTCGCCTGTGGGGACTTTTTGAGCAATGGGTGGCGTAGTGAACCAACTTAAGTCTTTCGTCCCTGTGAGGCGGTTCAGATCAATCTTCCCGGTGATGCCAGCGCACCGACCGGCAGATGTATATTGATGCAAATCAACACCGCTGTGCGCCGGATACTTGCTGTTATATGTGCCGTCATTCTTGCCGTATCTGGCTTCCCACCACGCGACATTCTCGCCTCTGTCAGTGATCAAATTGCGGTACGTCTGATACTGACTGTACATGGTGTAAATCATGCACTTCGGCCATTGCTTTTTCAGCCAGACAAGGGCCGCTTTGACGTCCGACTGATTGTTCTTTGCTTCGACATCCAGAACATAGCCTACAAAGTACTTGCCGACTCTGTCCTTGCATACCTCGACCATCTTCTTTGTCTGCGCCAGCTCATCGCCTTTATCCAGATAGACATAGAGCCAATAAGGGATTTTCCGTTTCTCGCATTCGGTGATCACCTCCGGCATCATGCCGTCAATGAATGTCGTCCCCTGTGTAGCTTTCATGATGATGAGCTTTGCAGCTTTCTCGACTGCGGCCCAGTTCGTCACCGGATGATGATGACTGATATCGGGATAGCAAGCGCCAGCCTTTTCGTCTTTCGCTTTAGCGCCATCCGATAACACGATGACGGTATGACCTTTCGTCTTTGTTACGAGGATATCGCCGCGGAGAAGGTAATCCTCGACCTTCGTCTTCGCTTCGTCTGTGATGATTTCAAAATCCTCTTCCATCTTCCGGCAAATCGATACCATGCTCCCGGTGTACCAATCTGGCACAAAAATACCGGCATAAGCAAGGCAGAGACGAACAAGTTCAGAGCAATCGACATTGACGTCTTCCTTTACTTTTGCCGGGTCGAATCCGACTTCTTTTGCGGCATTGTAGCCAGTGATTCTCGTATTCTGGCTGTATCCAAAGTGCTGATTATCACATGCAGCTTGCATGGCATAAGCGGCTTTTTCTCTCTTTCCGGCATCTTTGATTCGGATGATTGTCCATCCTTTCTTATGGAGATACCAGTCTTGAGCCATTACCTCTTTGCCACTCTTTTGATCACCTGGCTTCCCGCCTGTGATTTTTCCTCTTTCGTCAGATCTGGCAGAGCCGATTTTGACCGCCATTTAATCACCAGCTTTCTGCGCCTGTTTGAAAATCTGATTGATGCCGGTCGCCGCGAGTCCACTGACGATCCCAACTGCGATTGCGGTCAGGATGTGGAATCCGTCAAACTCCGGCATGTGTGTGAAATACGCCACCACGCCAAGCGCCGCACCGGCAAGCCCCATGATGGACGGGATCGTTTCGTCTTTGATTGCCGCTGTCGCCTTGCATCCCATTCCGAGCAGATAACAGATAACAGTGATTGCCGCCACGCTTGCGATTCCAAGATTATCAATAGTCATTTCCTTACACCTCCCAATGTATGCTTTACTCTGTCGCGTTCCTCTGCCTTTTTTGCGTCGTTCCATTTATCCATGGTTCCGACTAAATATCCAGTTATACGCCTGATTCTCTCGAACTT